CAAGAGATATCAGTCAGAGGAATACCACCAGTTAAAACAGATAGTCTTGGTCGTAAATGGATTAGCTGGGTAGACACACCACAAACTAATTTAAAAGACATGGACGTTGCAAATAAATTTGTTTTCATTGGAACAACAGCAAATGGAATTATGCCTCAAGTGGCAACTCCAGTTGGATTATTAGAACCTCATAAGATTCAAGCTGCATTATCTGAGTCAATTCTTATAGAAAACTCTCCACGTATTCCAGACTTTGCTCTAGCGTTGGAAATTTTAATTTTTACAATTTTCGTGTCATTGACATGGTTTGTGATTAACTATCTAGGTATAACTAAGGGCGTAAGCATAGCTATTATTTTACTCTTCACTACGGCGCTCTCAGGAGTTTTTAGCATCCAAAAGGGCCTTTTAATAGACTTTTCATGGACTTTCATCTCACAATTCATAACTGGAGCTATTGCCTTCTATTTAAACTTTAGAAAGCAGTTTAAATTGCGTCAACAGATCAAAAAACAATTTGAACATTACTTAGACCCAAGACAAGTTAAGAGATTACAAGATAATCCAGAGTTATTAAAACTTGGTGGCGAAAGAAGAAGATGTACTTTCTTATTTACAGATGTCAGAGGTTTTACTTCTTTGTCAGAAAAATTAGAACCAGAAGAAGTAACCGAGATTATGAACAAAGTTTTGACCATCCAAGCTGACGCTGTAAAATTTTATGATGGAATGGTAGATAAATATATTGGCGATGCAATGATGGCCATTTTTAATGCACCGATAGACTTAGAAAATCACGAAGAAGCTGCAGTGCTTTGCGCTAAAGAAATACAAAATCAAGTAAAACTATCTGGCTTAGGATTAGAGATAGGAGTTGGAGTAAATACAGGTTTTGCAGTTATAGGTAATATGGGGTCAGATACTAGATTTGATTATACCGCAATAGGTGATTGCGTAAACGTAGCAGCTCGACTTGAATCTGGAACCAAAGAAGCTGGAGTTGATATTCTTATAGGAGAAGAAACTGCCAAAAGTTGTAGTTTTGAGTTAAAATCTTTAAAGGACTTAAAAGTTAAAGGAAAAGCTAAGGCTTTAAAGATATATACTGAACATACGGAGATATTATGAAATTTAATTTATTAAAAAATATAGTTGGTGCTGTAGCTCCTACACTAGGAACAGCTCTTGGCGGTCCAATGGGCGGCATGGCAACCAAAATGATTGCTGATGTATTAGGTGTACCTAATAATTCTAAGTCAATAGAAAAGGGACTGGCTGATGCTACTCCTGAGCAAATGTTAGAACTTAAAAAGTCTGAACAAGCTTTTGAGTTACAAATGAAAGAACTAGAAGTAGATGTATTCGCTATGGAAACAGCCGATATACAAGACGCTAGAGGTAAATTTAGTAAAGATTGGACAGCTAGAATAATGGGTATAGTAATCGTAGGTGGCTTTATGGGTTACATATTCTTAGTAACTCTACAACCACCAGAACAAAATTCAGAAGCTCTTATCAACTTAGTGCTTGGGTACTTAGGGGGTTTAGCTAGTGCTGTAATTTCTTTTTACTTTGGAGCTTCGCACAAACAGGATTAAATATGAAAATATCACAAGAAGGAATATCGTTAATTAAAAAATTTGAAGGCTGCGAATACAACGCATATAAATGTGCAGCAGATGTTTTAACAATAGGTTATGGGCATACTAAGGGTGTTAAAGAAGGAGACTTAGTAACTCAACAAGAAGCAGAAAATTTATTAACAAAAGACTTAGAAGAATTTGAAGAATCTGTCATAGAGGCTGTAGACATGCCAATGAGCCAACATCAATTTGACGCTTTGGTATCTTGGACATTTAATCTAGGGCCATCTAATCTTAACTCCTCAACTATGCTTAAGGTTTTAAACAAAGGTGACTATGAAGATGTACCTGCACAAATCAAGCGTTGGAATAAGGCAGGAGGCAAGGTTTTAGAGGGTTTAACAAGAAGAAGAGAGGCTGAAGCTTTATTGTTTGAAGGTAAAGAATGGGAGCATGTATAAAAAATGTCTCTTAATAAGATTTTATTTAAACCAGGTATAAACAGAGAAGGAACCGAATACGATAATACGGGCGGTTGGTTTGATGTAAATCTTGTACGTTTTAGAAAAGGTAGACCAGAAAAGTTTGGTGGATGGTCAAAAGATGGTGAGAATTCTTACTTAGGTACTGCAAGAGCCTTGCATGCTTGGACTTCTTTAGGAGGTACAAAATACCTAGGACTTGGAACAACTTTTAAATATTATATTAAAGAAGGAGATGGTTACGCAGATGTTACCCCGATTAGAGCCACAACAACTAATGGTATTGTTTTTGCTGCTACTAATGGCAGTTCTAATATAACCGCAACTGATTCAAATCATGGGGCTGTAACAGGAGATTTTGTAACTATATCTGGTTCTGCCTCTTTAGGCGGTTTAATTACTGCTGCAGTTTTAAACCAAGAGTATCAAATAACGGCTGTCCCTTCTGCCAATACCTATACTATTACAGCAAAAGACTCTTCTGGAAATGCTGTTGTTGCCAATTCAAGTGATAGTGGTAACGGCGGTTCTGGAGTAGATGGAGCCTATCAAGTAAACGTTGGTTTAGACTTTTATGTTACTGGTACTGGTTGGGGTTCAGGAGCTTGGGGTGAAGGAACCTTTGGTTCTACAACATCCCTATCTAACACTAATCAGCTAAGACTTTGGACTCACGATCATTTTGGTGAAAACCTTATAATTAATCAAAGAGGCGGTGGTATTTTTAGATGGGTCGAGAACAATGGTACAACAACAAGAGCCTTAGACTTATCACAGATAAGTGGAGCTAACTTAGTTCCAACAGTGGGATTACAAGCTATTACCTCTGAAAAAGACAGACATTTAATAATATTAGGAGCAGACCCCGTATCTTCTGGAGCAAGAACAGGTGTTATAGACCCTATGCTTATAACCTTTAGCGATCAAGAGAATGATTTAGAGTTTCAGCCATTGATTACCAATACTGCTGGAGATTTAAGATTATCGTCTGGTTCTTCTATTATTGGCGCAACTAAGTCAAGACAAGAGATTCTTATTTGGACTGATACTGCTCTATATAGCATGCAGTTTGTTGGACCACCTTTTACATTTGCTGTTAACTTAATTAATGAAGGCGCAGGTCTTATAGGGCCTAAAGCCGCAGTTACATCAGCTCAATCTATTTATTGGATGTCAGCCACTAACTTCTACGCATACACAGGTAGCGTTCAGAAGATTCCTTGTACTGTTCATAATTATGTATTTGGAGATATAAATTATGGCCAATCTTTTAAAACACACGCATTTACTATTACTGAGAAATCAGAGGTAGGTTGGTTCTACTGCTCATCTAGTTCATTAGAGATAGACAGATATGTTATTTACAATTACGAAGATAATGTATGGTATTACGGCGAGTTAGAAAGACATGCTTGGTTAGATAGTGGTATTGAAGACTATCCTAGAGCTACTTTTGACGGATACCTTTTTGAACAAGAGACTGGATTTAATGATGATGGTAGTCCTATGACTAATGTATTTATAGAAAGCTCAGACTTTGAGGTTGGCGAAGGAGAACAATTTGCTTACATACAAAGGATGTTCCCAGACTTTAAATTCCTATCTAACTCAGAATCAGGCAAAGTAAATATAGTATTAAAAACTAGAAATAATTCAGGGGAATCTCTATCAATTAGCTCTACAAACTCTATAGGAGCTACTACAGGACAAATTAATCTTAGAACTAGAAGTCGTCAAGCTGTCCTACGTGTAGAGTCAGATGATGATTCAGCTGGTAATGATAATGTTGGTTGGAGACTAGGAGCTACTAGGTTAGATATTAAACCAGACGGCAGAAGATAATGGCTAAACTGCTGCCAACCAGCCTCCCGCTTGCTCAAGGGGATATGTCTCCTGAAATTTTTAATAGATTAGTTAGGATTCTTGAGTTAAACTTAGGACAGTTCGACCCAAATCGAACGCCGCAGTTCAACGATACAGAGATTGCGCAGTTAAACTTTTTACAGGGCGACGTTATATGGAATACATCTTCTGGTGTATTACAGGTCTACATAGGTAATAGGTGGGTACAACTCCATACTCCTAATAGTCCAAACGAAGGCCTTGAAGCAACAGCTTCTGTAGGTGCGGTTTCTGTTATAAATGATGGAAATATAATAGTAAACATTACAAGCTCTTACAGTGGTTGGAATATAGAAAAATGGTATTCTTAATATGTTAGCAGCGGAAAATACACAAGAAGATTCATACAAGTTAAAGAACTTGTTACTCGGCTTTCCATCTGATTGGTTTGTTAATAAGGATACTTTAAAAAAAGCAAAAGCTTCTATTCCAAACATTGTTGATTTTTATAAAAGTCAAGGTCTTGATAACCCAAACGAATTACCATTACAAAGTGTTATAGAAGAGCCTTTAAAGGATGTTTATACAGTTCCTTTATTTTCAGATAAGTTTTGTAAAATATTATTAGATGAAGTGGCAAACATGCAAAAAGAGTTTGCTTTTTCTCCAAATCCAGACGAAGACGAGCTTAGACAAATACCAGAAATTGTTCTGAGTGAAAAATGTCCAGAGATATACGCATCGTTAATGCAAGTTGTTCAATCACTTATCAATCCAATTTTATTAACTATATGGAATCGTCACGTTACAGGTGGCAATATTCAAATAGCTAATTACAACCTAAAGAACAAGAAGCAAGGAGCTTGGCATCACGATGCTAGTTCTGATATAAGCATTGTAGTCCCTTTAAATACAGGCGATTACAAGGGTGGCGGAACAGAATTTTTAAACAGAGGAATCATAGAACCATTACCTACAGGTAGCGGTCTTATATTTCCTAGCTATACACACATGCACAGAGGATTAGCAGTAGAGGAAGGAGATAGATATTTGCTAGTTTTTTGGTTAACATCAATAGAAGAAGATGTTAACAGCGAGGAAAATAAAGGGTAAAATTATAAAATGAATAGAATAGACAACAGCGGACAAGGAATAGCTCAACTCGGTAGGGATGAGGATCAATACATGGCTCACGTCGCCCAAGGCGAAATGGTCGTACCTCCTGTCATATCTCAAGAAACAAGACAAAGAATAGAGAAAGAACTTCGTGCGGCAGGCCTTTCTCCAGATGAATACAAAGTAGGAGATGGCATGTCTATCAATCCAATTACAGGGATGCCTGAATTTGGATGGTTAAAGAAAACATTTAAGTCTGTTAAAAAAGTAGCTAAAAAAGTAGCTCCTGTTATTGGACCTTTAGCAAACTTTATTCCAGGAGTAGGGCCATTATTAAGTGCGGCTATAGCAGCTGGAACTACTAAATTAGCT